GATGAGGAAGCTATGGACCCGATTACCGCTCTTACAGTTGCAACCGCAGCTTACAACACGATTAAAAAAGGGTTTCAGGTAGGTAAAGAAGTAGAGTCGATGGCAGGCGATTTAGGTCGCTGGATGAATGCCATCAATGCAGTCAAGACCAGCCACAGTAAAGCAAAAGGTCGTCGGTTTGGTTCTGTCGAAGAAGAAGCCCTAGAAACGTTTGCAGCCAAGAAGAAGGCTGAACAGATGGAAAACGACCTTCGCAACTTTATCGTCGGACAGTACGGCGTGAATGCGTGGCAAGACATTGTTCGAATACAGGCTGACTTGCGTAAAAAACAAAAAGAAGCTGAGTTGTTAGCTGCTAAAAAACGCGACGAGTTAATTTACAATCTGTTCATTATAGGGCTTGTTGTTCTTTTCATCTCTTTAACCTTACCTATACTATGGCTAATCATACAAAACGTTTGACATACACACGTTTTTCTCCTATAATAAGTGAAGAGGAGAATACATGCGACAACTTGCAATAGACGCACTGCGTTACAGATATGAGGCACAGAAAAAAAGTGCAGAATACATTTTCAAAAATTACATCAAAAATCCAGCAGCTATTGGAGAGCATCCTGACTTGCTTGCAGAAATGGATAAAGCAGTTACTAGCTGGGACGAAGCAAATAGCAAGCTACAAGCTTTGGATGACATCGACTTTGACTAGGCATCTTGCGTTGGGTTTGCTAAACACTGGCAAGCCTTTTACCCGCATCGGCAATTGGTTTTGGAAGCTGCATCGTAAAGTTCTGAATTGGGATAGGTAGCCCATGCCTATACTGAACAATGGTTCTAAATTTGTAACTCACGCAATTGCTTTGACAGGCACAAGTGATACAGACGTGTATGTTGTGCCAGCTAATTTTTCATCTCATGTAGAACACTTGATGATTACGAATAGCGATTCTAGCAATAGAAACTACACGTTAAAGTATTACGAGGCTGCCACTACCACGACACACACATTGTTCACTTCTCACGCAGTAGACGGTAAAGGTAGTGAGTCTATATTCACAGTAGATAAACCTTTATATATTCACGCAGGTGACAAGCTAATTGTGGCTGCAGGAACCGCAAACACTTTAACAGTAGTAGTAGCTGCTGAAGAATTTTACGAACCCCACAGGTAAACCATGACATTTCTTGAACTTATAAATGCTGTCTTACGAGAAGTAAACGAGGTTGAACTTACGACTTTGGCTTCTAGTCGGGGTATCCAGACATCTGTAAAAGATTTTATTAATAAATCACAACGGGACATTATCAATTCAGAAGTCGAGTGGCCTTTTACTGTTACTGCAGGGACTATTACGACAACTGCAGGAACGGGTGAGTACGCGAAACCAGCCGCTGCAAAGACTATAGACTTCGATAGCTTCACCATCCAAGAGTCTGTGACGACTTCAGAAAAAACATTACAGTATATTTCTTTTAATGAATATCTAGAAAGACTAAACGAAGCGGATACAAATCCTAGCGGCGGTGGGCAGGCTCTACCACAATACGTATACTTTACACCGGATGAAAAGATAGGCTTGTCCCCTGTTCCTGATTTGTCAACTTACACGGCTCGTTACTATTACTACGCAACGCACACTGACATGGTAGCTGCAACAGATACACCAGCTATTCCAGAGCGGTTCCACGATGTGATTGTAAACCGCGCCCGTTATTATACACACATGCTCCGTTCAGATACACAGTTCTCGCAGCTTGCGTTGCGGGACTATGAGCAGGGACTAGGCCGTATGCGTGTCGAACTTATCAACCGCAAGGATTATATGAGAGCCGTTTAATGCCAGATACTTCGCTACTCAGTCCGTATGTTGTTCGTTTAGGTGGCGGCTTAGTTCTGGACAAGGATACATTTTCTATCCCGCCCGGTTCTGCCTTGCAGTTACAAAACTTCGAACCAGATATTAACGGCGGCTATCGTCGTATCAATGGGTTCGCAAAATTTAACACTAATATTGTGCCGCAAACTGCAGGTGCTACCGAAAAAGTTTTAGGCGTTGCGATTTACAAAAATCAAATCATAGCGTCTCGCGGAGAAAAAGTATTTAAAGGCACATCAGGAAGCGGTGCGTGGACTGAGATAGATACTGGACGAACTAACGCAGGGCGTTATGATTTCTCAATTTTTAATTTTAACAACACTGAAAAAGTAGTCTGGTGTGATGGGGCAAACAACGCTTCTGTATACGATAACAGTTCCGTAACCGACCTCAATGCTACAGGCGCACCTGCCGACCCTCAGTTTGTGACAGTGTTTAAAAATCACGTCTTCTTTGCAGGCATGTCTACTAATCCTCAAGAAGTAGTATTCACAGCACCTTTTGATGAGGCAGACTTTAGCGTAGCCAACGGTGCAGGGTCAGTAAGATTAGACAGCAACGTAAAAGCACTCAAAGTTTTCCGTGACCGTCTCTTTATCTTTTGCGAAGATGAGATATTCTTTTTAGCAGGCTCGTCGATTGCAGATTTTCAGCTAGAGTCTGTCACTCGTAAAATCGGATGCGTTGATGGGTTCAGTATCCAAGAGATTGCAGGTGACCTTATTTATCTGGCTCCTGATGGTTTGCGAACTATTGCCGGTACCCAGAAAATCGGAGACGTAGAACTTGGAACCGTATCGAAACAGATACAGCCTCGCCTAGACGCGGTTTCTACAGATAGAATCTCATCCCTTGTTATTCGAAAAAAGAGTCAGTATCGCTTGTTCTTTGCGGAAGATACTCAGGCAGAATCAGCAAGTCCCGGAATTATTGGTGTAATCAAAGCTGGTACTGAAGGCGGTGTAGGATGGGAATACGCTGACTTAAAAGGCATAAAGCCCTCTTGTTGTGCAAGCGCATTTATCAGCGGAACAGAAACTGCAGTTCACGGCGGTCACGATGGGTATGTCTATACTCAAGAAACAGGTGACACTTTCGACGGAACTAACATTTCTTCTATTTATCAAGGCCCGGACTTTACTATGGGTGATGCTGGTATCAGAAAAATGATGCAGCGAATTATCTGGAACTACGATAATGAAGGCAACGTGGATGCAGACTTTCGTATTCGTTACGATTTTAGTTCATCAGCCATTCCACAACCGGCACAATACCCCTTAACTACGGGTGCTGCAATTGCGATATACGGTAATCCATCCTCTCTGTTTGGTACAGCAGTATATGGTTCTAGCGGAACACCTCTAGTTCGTCAGAGCATTGAAGGCAGTGGATTTACTGTATCAGTTCGCCTAGATGACAAAGACGGTGCTTCACCAATTTCAATCAAAGGATACCAACTGGAATTTACTCCGGGCGGAAGGAGATAATCAATGGCAGGATATACCAGACAATCCACGTTTACTGACGGCGACGTTATCACCGCCGCACACAGTAACGATGAGTTTGACCAAGTTCTTGCAGCGTTTAATAATACGTCAGGCCACAAACACGATGGCACTGCAGCAGAAGGCCCGGTCATTGGCTTGATTGGCGACCCCGGTGTTGCTGCCCCCAAGAACAAAGTTGTTGTAGACGATGCAAATAATCAGGTAGAGTTTAGTATTGATGTATCTGGTACAGCTACTGAACAGTTCGTCGTCAAGGATGGCGTGATTGAACCGACGACTAACAACGACGTTGATATCGGCTCCTCTTCTCTGAAATTCAAAGATGGTTACTTTGCTGGTGATGTCGTTGCAAACAACATTAGTTCTACAGCATTTAACGGTGATTTGATTCCTGATGGAGACGATACCCGTGACATTGGTAGTTCATCTGCAGAGTGGAAAGACCTGTACATTGATGGTGTTGCGTACCTTGATAGCATTGCTATGCCCACCACAACTATTACGGATATCCTCGACGAAGACAACATGGCTTCTGACAGTGCCACTGCTCTTGCTACACAGCAATCTATCAAGGCGTATGTGGACACACAGCTTACTGCAGAAGACTTGGACTTTCAAGGTGACTCTGGTGGTGCTTTATCTATAGACCTTGACAGCCAAACATTTACTATTGCTGGCGGTACAGGTATTGATACATCCGGTTCTGGTCAGACTTTGACTGTTGGTATAGACGGTACTGTAGCAACCCTGACAGGAACACAAACATTAACTAACAAGACCCTGACTTCTCCTGTACTGAATACAGCGGTAAGTGGTACTGCTGTCCTAGACGAAGACAATATGGCTTCTGATAGCGACACACAGTTAGCAACACAACAATCTATTAAAGCATACGTGGATGCACAAGTAGCTACGGTCCCAACAGGAGACATCACTGAAGTAACCGCAGGAGATGGTTTAACTGGCGGCGGTACAACAGGTGCAGTTACGCTCAATGTAGTTGGCGGCACAGGTATCACAGCTAACGCAGATGACATTGCAATTGACAGTACAGTAGCCACACTGACGGATACGCAAACCTTTACAAATAAGACGCTCACATCTCCAGTTCTGAATACGAGTGTGAGTGGAACTGCAGTTCTCGACGAAGACAACATGGCTTCGAATTCTGCAACGCAACTTGCAACCCAGCAGTCCATTAAAGCGTATGTAGATGCACAAGTAACTGCAGGTGCAGGTATAGCTAATGTAGTAGAGGATACTACACCGCAACTTGGTGGTGGATTAGACACAAACGGAAACAACATTACCTTTGCAGATGATGATGCTGCAGTGTTTGGTGCCGACAGTGACTTGACTATTGTACATGACAGTGGTGGCAATTCTAATATATTTAAAGCTGATGGTTATGCTTTCCGCAGCAAAGCCAACAGCAATCTAACAATGGAAATGTCACCCGGCGCAACCAAGTCAGTTAAGTTATACCATCAAGGCAGTGAAAAGCTGGCTGTACGCGCAGGCGGTATTTTGGTTACTGGTGGGGTATCAGCAACATCAGTATCGGGCGATGGTTCTGGATTGACTAATCTACCCGCCACAGGTGACGGCGGTATTGCAATGGCAATCGCATTAGGATAACTGTTGACAAACAAGTAAAATTACTCTATAATATATCCGAAGAGGGATAAACATGGCAAACGCATTTTTATCAGAGACAGATACTGCAGTAGGGGCATCAGCCGCTACCATATACACCTGTCCATCAAGCACAGAAACCACCATCATTGGGTTGAGTATTGCTAACATCGTGACAACTCAAATCACCGTAGACGTTAAGCTGAATGGCGCAGGACGTACTAGCGGTGCAGTTGACAATGTACACCTTGTAAAAGCAGCACCGATTCCAGTTGGTGGTTCTTTAGTTGTGGTTGGTGGAGACCAGAAGGTTGTTATGGAGCCGGGTGATACAATCACTGTGGAATCAGATACAGCATCGTCTGCTGACGTTGTTCTCAGCCACCTAGACATTACATAAGGATTAGCCAATGCCTTATCTTGGGTTATCACCGGCAGTACAAACCACAGCAATGGCCTATCAGGACTTGACTGGTGGTACTGGCACGTCTTTTACGCTAGACCATCCTGTAGGTAATGCTGCGGAGATAGAAGTTTTTGTAAACAATGTCCGTCAGGAACCTACTGTTGCCTACACTGTAAGTGGCACTAGCTTGTCGATGACAGGCAGCATTGTTGCTACTGATGACTTCTATGTAAACTTTCAAGGTAAAGCCCTTGTGACATCAACTGGCGGCGGTGGCGGCGGTACATTCAAAGGCGAGAACGGTGAGATTAACACAGGTGGTGGTGACATCTTCCGTGTTCATCAGCAACAGCTAGACACTAATACGACCATTGACGCAGACGAAAACGCATTGGCTGCTGGCCCGCTAACAGTAGCAACAGGGGTAACACTGACGGTAACAACCGGCGGTAATCTGGTGATAGCATGAGTGAGTTAAGAACAGATACAATCACAGCAAGCGATGGCACCGGTCCTGTTACGCTGACTAAGCAGAGTGCGGCGAAGCTGTGGTGTCATTTAGACTTAAAGACTGAAAACACAATAGATGGAAGTCTAAACGTGTCGTCAATATCGGATATTTCCACAGGCAAGTTTTCTGCCGCAATGGTTAACTCTATGTCAGACATAAGTTACACAAGCACAGGAACTTGCTGGAATGGTACTACTGGTAATTATGGAAGAATAATTGCCCCCGAAAAAGCAAGAACTACAACCACAATTTTTCAAAATGTCTTTCAAACCGCAACATACACCGTAGAAGATTGCCAAGACGTAGATATGATTAATCACGGAGACCTAGCATGAGTGAGATACTTGTAAACAAACTCACTGGCAAGACCTCCGCTGGTGACATCACAGTGACCTCTGGGTCTGTGACTATGCCGTTGCAGGAAGGCATTGCTACAGCAAAAATCTCTGGCGATAACGCAGCTACCTTATTTGCCGATTCTTTTAATATAGCGAGTGGGTTGGACGCAGGAACCGGAAGTTATCGGTATACCCTCACTAATGTTTCTGTACGAACAACGTGGAACCAAACTAGTGCTGGTGTAACACTTGGGGCAACTGCTGTTATTAGAGCGAAATCCGCAAATTCAACCACAAGTGTT